ATCGCGATTGCCGGCAAACGGCGCTGGCTGGCCGCCAAGGCCGGCGCCACCTTGCGGGCCGCCGCTCATGATCTGCGGCGGCGACGTTCCCGGCTTGTACGGGAAGATCGAGCCGCCGCCCGTGCTCAGATGCTCGCCCGTGATGCCGCTGGGGCCGGTCGCTGCATTCGGCGCCATCGGCGTGAATGTCTGCGGCGGATTGCCTTGGCCACCTTGCGGCGCTGGCTGGCCGCCGAGAACTGCCTGATTGCCGGCTGCATTGCCCTGCTGCAAGCCCATTTGGAAATATGGCTGCGCGGCTTCAGGGCCGCCGATCGCCAGCAAGCGGGTTGCCATTGCATTGTAATCGGGATTTCCCTGCTGATCGGTAGGAAACCCGTCCTTGAACGCCGTCTGCAGGGCGCGCTTGACGCCGTACTGCTGGCCCTCCTGGTATGACGTCGGGATGGACGCGATCTGCGAGCCGAGATCGAACTTCGGCAGCGAATAGCTGGCGCCTTCCGGTCCTTTCACCGTCAGATAGTCTTGGGGACCGGCCATTGATCAGCCCTTTACGCCGCAGCAATTTTGGCGGCGGCATTGGCGCCGCCGAGGAGCGTATTCCACAAGTTGCCGGACGCGGTGTATTGAGCGAGATCCGCATTGGCCTGGGCGTTGCCGATTCCCGTGGCGGCGCCGTAGGCCGCATTGCCCTGGCCCTGCAGGCTCTGGTTCAGTTGACTGCCGGTGCCCTGATTGAGGGCGGCGAGGAGCTGTCCGACATTGACGTTGCTGCCGGCGAGGCCCGAGGCCGTGTTGAGGTTCGCGCCGCCAATGCCGGAGGCGATGTTCTGGTTGAGACCGCTGACCTGGTTGCCGTAATTCTGGTAGGCGCCGGCAGTTCCTTGCGCCGCCGCATTCGAAGAACCGATGAACGGCTGCAGGTTTTGCAGATATTGCTGCCAGCCCTGATTGGCGATGCCGGAAGCCTGTTGCAAGGTGTCGACATTCGTCGCACCCGAATTGGCCTGTCCCGTCGCCTGCTGATTGCGCAGCAGGTTTTGCATCATCTGGTCCATTTGAAATTGATAGCCGGGGCCGGCTTGGAAATTCTGCACGGCTTGAGCGTTGCCGGCCGGACCATTGACGCCGAGCGCATTGGCATAGGCGTTCTGCCCGGCCTGACCAGTCTGTAGGTTGGGCTGGTATGCTCCCACTGATCCGGCGAGCGCTCCCCCCAGCGCGCCGGTACCGGCGCCGAGCGCCTGTCCATAGGCGCCGGTCGCGCCGGTCAGGCCTGAACCATAGGCATTCGTCGCGTTGCCGAGCGCGGTATTCAGCGCGCCAGTGCCGGTGCCGAGCGCACCCGTGAGCGCATCGCGGCCCTGGCTGAAAAACGGAGTTAGATTGGCGTAGCCCTGCTGAATGCCGGCCTTCTGCGCATCCGCAGCGTTCTGCGCGTCTTGCCCGCTAAAGTAGTCGAAGAGGCCGATGACACGTACTCCTATACTAGCCGTACCTGCACGGCGTTGCCGATTCTGTAGATTCCACCCACCGGCACCCCGGCGGCGGCGGCGGCGGCGTCATTGGCCGCGCTCACGAGCGGCCCCGGTGCCGCGATGAAGCGATTGACGTAATCGAGCCAGGCGCCGAACTCGGTGGTCGGGACACCATCCGTATGCACGACCGGCATTCCGGCCGGGCCGAGTGGCTTTGCTCCTGCTGTCATGCGACCCTCGCGAAATCGCCGCGGGTCTTAAAGATCGCTTCAGCCACAGCAAGATGCGCTTCAGCCGCCGTATTGAAGTAGCCGATATGCTTTTTCTTTCCACCAATGCCGATTGCTGCTCTAAATTTGCCATGGGACTTAATGAACGAAACGCCGCGATAGCCGCTTGTGTTGTTCCTGAAAATAGAAGTGTTCCACATATTCTGAGCGTGGGTAGCCGCTCTCATATTGAGCCATCTATTGTTGGTTCCGTCGCCGTCCTCGTGATCTATCCAATCCGGCGGATCGTTTCCGGTAACCATCTTCCAGATGATGCGATGTGCGTAATAGGTGACATCATCCAGCATGACGGCAATATATTTGCCTTCGCGCACGTATCCGGCTGCCTTCCCGGCGCATTTGCCGTTGGCGATCTTCATTCCTTGTTTTATCGGGTCACGACGACGCCAGCGCAGAACGCCGGTAATTGGATCGTAATCAAAGCACGCGAGCAACGCGTCTTGTGATGGCAACTCGGCTGCAGGCACTGGCATTACGGGGGAGGCTCCAATGGATTTGTACTCATAGTACCACCTAAAAAACCATCATAGACACTATCGCTGCAATCGACCCGCCAGCGCACGCCTTGTATCCCCGACATGCCGCGCGATTTCACCGAGGCGCGCACGCCTTTGACGTGTTGCTGCGTCCCGATCTGGCGGATTGCGGGGTAATCCCAGGTGATGCCGCCGTCCTTCGAGCACGATATGGCGCACACCGGGGCGACCATGTTATGCGGCGCCGTGACATCGGTAACCGTGCCGCCAAAGGTCCAGGCATTGGCCCACAGCGAGCCCTGCAGATCGATGTGCGTCGGATCGACGATGGTTGCCACCCACGTTCCATTGGCTTCGGTCGTGCCATGGACGCCGGCGACATTGACCTGATCGTTGTTTGTCATCCCCGCTGTCGAGATGACCTCCAGCCGGATCAGATGCGAAGGCGAGGCCGCCGTCCCGACCACGTTGGTGATGAAGTTGGCGACGTTTTCGCCCACCCCAAACACGAAATTGAAATCCGCGCGCGCGATCCTGGTCTGGCCGGGGAATGCGCTCACTGGCCCGCTCTCGATCCGCGAGCGCAGCGGTGCCCCATCCTCGGTGAAGTTCTGACTATCGGTAAACAGCAGGTTTCCTGATTGCGTGTCTCCCATCAGCCATTTGCCGAAGGCGTTGTGGCCGCCGACGCCGCGCCACGGGCCATAGAGCCCGGTCAAGGCATTGAGGCTCTGCCGCTCGTTCCACTTCTGCGTCGAGAGGTTGAACTGCCAGGTCCATGTCGAGGAGGTGAGCGTCCAGAATTTACGACCCGCCGAGATATGGACGCCGGCCTTGATCGTGTCGCCGGCCTTGACCGCGAACTCGATCAGCGTGTTGAGCGCGGGCGGCGAGATCGCCGGTCCCGGTTGCAGCGTGTTGTACGGCAGGCGATAGACGTTGAAATCCTGCGCCACCCAGATCAGATCGTCGAAACCGGTTTCCCATCCCGCGATTGCGCTCTGCTGCACCAGCCCATAGGCCAGCGTCATGAATTTTGTATAGGGATAGGCTGGTGTCGGGGCTGCCGTGTCCTGCCAGACCTCGCAGCCGCCCGTGGTGAAAAAGTACATCATGCCGTTGAAGGCAATGCCGCGGAGCAGGACGACATCTGACTTCGACTGCAGTTTGACGAACGTGAGCGCGTTCTGCGTCAGTGCATTGATCCCGGAGGCGAACACCCGGCCGTCCGCGATCGTGAAGTGAAAGACGCCATCCTGGAACGCCACGCTGTTAGGCTGCGGCAGCACGCCGCCGCCGTTGTAGGAGACGGGCGCCGCCCCACCGGTCGACGTGAACGCCCCATCTCCCGGACTAACGATCACGACATCGACGGTGACGGCCAGATCGCGCGCGATGCTGATAGGAGCCGTCCCCGGTATGCTGCCGAGCGAGGTCACGCCGCCGCCGGCGTCGACCGTCGATAGGTTGTTGTTCCACACCTCATAGGACAGATTGTTGACGATCAGACCACCGCGGTAACCGGTCTGGGACGTGACGGCGTGGCGTGTCAGCCCAGGCGATCGTCGCCAGACCTGGGCCGATGGTCCGGTAGGGTGCTGCGCCTCGCCCAGGGCTTCTGCGTATCGATTGACGATCCTCCCGGCCGATTCCTGCGTGTTGTCGCCGGGATGCAGGTTTGAGCCAGGAAACGAGCTCAACGGCCATGGAATTGGGATGTAGGGAGTGTTAGGCATCAGGATGCTCGTGCAAACTCACCGAATAGCTCGCGCGCAGCCTTTTCATAGGCCGCAGCTGCAAGCTCTGCGGTATCGAAAAATCCGAGATGCATCTGCTTGTATTGGCGGCAAATACTCGCCTGATAGAGCCCTTGGGCTTTGTTGAAACTGACGCCCTTGAAGCCTGTTGTATTGTTTGCAGGCGCCGCGCGATTTGCCTTATTCGTGCTGTGCGTAGCTTCACGGAGATTTAGCCACTTATTATTGAGGCCATCGAGATCTTTGTGATCGACAAGAGAGGCCGGCCATTCGCCTGTCATATAGAACCAAGCCAATCGGTGCTCCTGATATTTTGTGCCGTCTACGCCGATCATTCGGTAAGATTTTGTGCGGGTCTTTCCAGCGCCCGAAATGGTTCCGGCTCTCACACCGAAAAGCTTACTGGGGCGTCCGCGTGTGACTGTTTTAGTATTCCACGAGAAAATACCGCTCTCTGGATCGTAGAAGAGAACCCGTAGAAGCCTCTCATGGGTTAGATTCATGAAATCATTCCCGATGCTGCAATAAAAAGTGCCGCCCAGATGAAGTAATCGGCCTTCAACGGTTCTAAGGTCGGCTTCAACCGCGTGATCTGCTTGAGCGACTTGGCGGCGGCGCCGCCGCCGATCTCGACCGTCACGCCGTCGCCGAGCCCCGCATTCATCATGTCGGTGCGGTCCTGCCCGGTGTAGCTGAACTTCTGACATACCTCGCCGGCGATGATGGAGGCGAGATCGAGGAACCACGCGCCGGGAACGGAACTCGTGTCGTAGCTCGACAGCGTGATGATCTCCAGGCCGGCCAGTTTGCGCAGGATGGCATCGTAGGCTGAAAACACGTAGTTGTAGTCTTCCGGATCGGTAGGCTGGCCGGCCGATTTCACGCCCAATTTTGCCAGCGCCTCGTCAATCAGGTCGTTGACTGTGCGGTACTGGCCGGCGTAGGGAGCCATTACATATCCCCGCCGTCATTGCTGGCGTGCTTGATGCCGAGGTTGCTGTTCATCTGCTCGACCTTCATGTCGAAGAACGGCCGCAGCATCGCAATATCCTCCTCGCCGACGCCGATCAGCTCGCGCATCGATTTCTCGACGTCCCAGCGATAGACCATTTCCCGCGGGGTTTGCTCGTCGCTTCCATCGGTCCCCGCCGCCGCGAACCAGGCTTGCGCCCAGGACCGGTATTCTTCCGCGGTTTGCGGCTTGCGGCCGTGCGCGATCGGTTTGACGAACCGCGGGAAGCCTTCGACCTCGAAGAACGGATTGTCCTTCAGTCGATCCGGCATGAAGGTGAGTGTCCTCACGGTGCGCGTGGTATGGGTTCCGTCGGCCGCGACATGGTGTTGGGGCATGTCGTCCTCGAAGTAATGCCGCTTGTTTTTTCGTGACATCACGACAGGCTTGTTGGCGACAAAGAGGATGCCATTTACGGTCGCCTGTGCCTTGTCCTCGGGGCCGGGATGGAACGTGACCTTGATCTCGGCCTTCGGCTCGGCGGTCTTGGCGCGGGTCAGTTCTGCGGTGCTGTTCATTTTTCACCTCTCAAGGAATTACGGCGCTACGCCAACCGCTGCTGGACCCAGCCAAGTTATTCGGTACCCGAACGAAGATGGCACCTTGACCGGCCGGAACTGCCAATACCTGATTGGCGCCGCCATTGTTGAACTCGCCGGCCGCCGGGAAGGCATTGATCGAGTTGGGGCCGTCGTTGACGATCCACACCAAGGGGCCGGCGTCACCCGAGAGCACGCTTTTGAGAATGACGCTGGTGCCGGCGGCGCCGCGCAGCACGCGGATGCCCTCGCCGACGATCGAGGTGGCGCCAGCCTGCACGGTCACGCCGGTGGCGCCGCCGGCGGTCTGGTTGTCGTCCAGCACCGTGCCGGCGAGCGACAGTGAATTGAGAAGCGCGCTATTGGCTAGGCTCATGGATTTATCCTTTCATGGAGGAAGGGGCGGGGAGATCCCGCCCCGTTGCCCTCAGCATCCGGGAGCGGTGGCGCCGAGTGCGACCGGCCCGCATAGTCCGTCATTGGGAGCGGCGTATTCCAGCACGATGGCGGCGGCTCCAGCCGTTGCGGGCGAGGCGCCCGTGTACGCGAGATTTGCCCAGATATCGAAGCCGCCATTGCTCCCGGTCTGGGCAATGTTGTTGCCGGTCGATTGCACACCGAGGCCGGTCGCCGTGACGATGGTCAATTGCGTGACCCCGGCGGCACCGTGCGTCGAGGTTCCCGCCACGAGCAATGCACCCGTGCCGGAAGCCGTGCTCAATGCAACGGTGTCGGTGGTGGTGGAGTTGAACGAGGTGAATACCTCGAGGACGCCGCGCAGGATCCATGAATTGTATGGAACTGCGCCGACTTTATAGGAGCAGTTGCCGGCCGCGGCAGGGAGTGGGCAGGAATTGAAGTTGACCGGGAACCGCATGTAGTGGACTTGCTGGGTCGGGAATATGCGCGGCGAGAACACGGGTTGAGCCGCGACATAGAGCCCAGATCCGACGACAAGCAGAGCAAGAGCGAGGCCGGCAAGTAATCCGCCGCTCACCCGCGAGATGAGATTCTTCATGGGATTGCCTTTCAAGTTGGGTTGAGGGACGGAACCGACGCTGCCGCCTCCTGACGAGCAGCAGCGCCGGGCCGATAGAACCGCGAGGGCAGCCGCGGCTCTTATGTGTCGTTCGCCGAGGCGAAATACCCGTAGAAGATGCCCCAGCTCTTGTAGTTTCCGGCCGGGTTCGCCTTGGCTATGGTCTTGAGACCATAGGCCATCTCCACGCCGACGCCGCGGTAGAACTGGTAGTCGTCCTCTTTGAGGAACGTCGGGCGAGGCATTCTGCCCCACGCCCAGGCCATGGCGGATTGTCCGCACATGAACACGGGCGCGATCTGGATACCGCCGGCGCCAGCGGTGGTGTAGGTCGTGGGCAGTCGGATATCCAATTCCGGGATCTCGCGGAAGATCATGCCGTTGTAGAGCAGGTCGCCGTCTTGGAAGAGCGGGTTCTTGTCGAGCCCGTCGCCTTCACGCGGACGCGCCTGGGTATTGGCGTTGATGATCGTGGTGTCGAGCTGGATGTCGCGGAAGCAATTAGACCCCACGAAGACCACGAAATATTCCCGGCCGTTTTTCAGCTTGTAGGGTCTGATCCTCGGGTTGGCTTTTTTGGCCAGCCGCTTCATCTTATTTGCCGCGGCGGCGCTGAAGGTCATGCCGGACGTGACATTAGCGGCCGAGGTTGCCCAGTTGCCGGGCGACAGGTTGCCTTGGCTGCCACCAAACAGGATGCGATCGTTGTTGTCGGTGGTGAATGTGTTGCGTTGTGCTGGGGTTGCCGCGTCGAAAAACGCGCCGTTGACGCGCTGGCCGCCGGCAGAGCCGAGACCGGCGGGCTGTGTGTTCTGGATCGGGATTGTGTTGAACGTGTCCACGATCTCGTTGCGCTGGAGCTCCTTGCCCCAGTCTTCGAGCAGCGGACGCGCCTGGCCGAATAGGTCGATGCTCGACTTCTGCTCTTCGGACTTCGGGATGCGGACGGCGTTTCTCGCCCAGTCGATCCACATCCGATCGCCGAAATTGTCGATATTTTCTTCGTTGCCGACGAGCGTTCCGGTCGAGATCGCGTTGGCCTTGAGCCTTGCGACCAGCGGGATATTGATCTGCTCGCCGCCTTTTTTCAGGTCATTGATGACGCGGATGATCGCGGTGAGTTCTGTGCCCACATACGGGCTAAACAGGTTCTGCCGGATGTATTCTCGTGTGACTTCCTTGCGGAAGACGATGAGTTTATTTTGGGCTTGTACGGTAGTGATGGCCATGGCCAGACCCCTTCAAGGGTTGGCTACGGACTTCTTAGCGGAGCGCGCCGAACCGGCTAGGCCGGGAAGCGCGAAGCGTAGCTAGTTGAATGCGTCTCGGAAGATGCTTTCCTCGGAACCGTCGAAGCCGCGCGGGTCGAGGTTACGGCTATTGCCGCCCTCGCGCCCGACGCCGCCTGCTGAGTTCAATGAGGGAAGCCGGGGACTAGTCCCCCTGCCGCGTTGTGCGGGCGCTTGGCGTTGCTCGCCGCGCTCCCGGGTATCCTGCCGCGGCGCCTGGCGCTGCGGGGCAATGCCTTCAAGATCTGCAGGGTCTACACCGAGCAGGCGTGCTGCCTGCTCGCGGTTGCGTTCCGCCTGCTCCTGGCGGAAGTTCTCCAGGTCGAGGGTATCCTCGGCCCATTGCATCAGCGCGTAGCCGGGATCGGGTGCATTCACGATGCCGCGTACCGTAGCCGCAGCATTCGGGTCCGTCCTGGCGCGAAACGAAAGCTCGTTTAACTGGCTTGCTGCCAGCGTGAATTCGTCCCTTCGGTTCTCACGCGAATAGGCCGCCTCGGTTGCCTTGAAGTTGTTCTCCAGAATGGCCGTTCTGGTGGCCTGCTGATATTCGGCCCGCATCTGCGCCGCCATGCCTTCGCGGAAGCCGGCCGGGTCGAGGACGGGGTCGGGCAGTTCCTGCGGGGGCGGCGCCGGCTGTTCTTGCCGGGGCGCTTCCATGCGTGCCAGCCTGGCTTCGAGCTCGGCAATGCGTTGGGCGGAAGGGTCGACTGGCGGCAGGCGGTAACTCGGGCGTTCCTGCGGAGGAGGCTCACGGGCGCCTTCCTGCGGTGCCTCGTCACCGGTCTCCTCCTGGCCTTCCTCGTCACCCTCCTCCTCGCCGGCGTCCTCCTCGTCGTCGCCGACCGGGTCTTCCATCTGTTCGAGCGAGTTATCGCCGTCGTTATCGTCCTCGTCGTCGCCCATCGCCTCGGTGAAGATCTCGCTCTCGGTATTGGCCATGGCGGCGACCAGGAGGCTTTCGTCATCCGCATCCTGCGCCGGCGGGTGCTGTGTTCTCGGTGCCATTGCTTTAATTCCTCAACAGTTCGTCCTGGCGGCGTTCACGCCATGTTTCCAGGTCGGTCTTGACGGCGTGATAGCCACCGTGCTGATCGCGCATTTCCTTGACGATCTTGAAGCCGTATTCGTAGGCGAGCTCGCGCCATCGCTTCGGCCAGCGGTCGAGCGCGGCCATATGGGCGAATTGCGCGTTGTAGGTCACTGAAATCCAAGTCGGATGTATGGGTTGATGCCGTTGTTGGCGGTGTAGGCAGGGTTCCAGTTCCACTTCGCGTTGTTCATCGCGCCGGTGGTGGTCCCATTGCCGTAGAGGTAGCCGTCGATGGTGGCGGTGAGGCCGAGGAAGGCGGCGTAGGTTTGGACGGTGCGCTCGGGATGCGCGTAGACCTTGGTCGGCGTGCAGGTGTAGCCGTACATTGTAGCGCTAGGAGCAGTTTGATTTGGCGACACCGTCCAGCTCGTACCGCTGCCCCCAGTAATCGTAGTGTTAGCGGTGACCCCAGGTCCGGCGAGGTTCTGGCCGATGGCGATGGGGCCGTTGACGATGGCGCTTGTTGTAAGAGTGTTCGGCCCAGTGATCACTCCAGTGAACTGCGATCCCACGCAGACGCTGTTCCCGGTGAAGGTGTTGGCGGTTCCGCTGCCGAGGACGCCGCCAGGAGAGTCGTGCGTGCCGCCCTCGTCGTCGATCAATGGAGGGTTTTGACCGGACCAGTTGTAGACGATGTTGTTGGTCCAGGTCAGACCGTGAGTGCCGGCACTCTCCGTAGAAGCGACAGAAACGGTCCATCCGCTCAGATGCGCTACGTTACCGACCGTGATGCGAACGCCGGTTTGCCCTCCGATGTCGGTCGAGGCGATGGAGAGAACGTCACCGGCGACGTAGTTCTTGCCGGTCGCAATGATGGCGAAGGCATTTAATTTCCCTGGGACGGTCACGGGACCGGGATCAGCCGCGAGGCCAGTGTCCCATTCTATCGCCGTTGAGTTGAAGGATACAATCGTCCAGGTGCTATTATAAGCCGACGGGGTCACGCCAGTGACAGTAATCTTGTTTGTCCCGACACCAGCCGTCGTGTCGATGGTGTTGGTGTTGGTCGTCGTGCCAACAGCGTGATAGGTTCCCGTGCCGCCATTGAAGGCTCGCGTAATTCCACTGAAACTGTTTGAAGTGAAAGTCGCGGCTGCGCCTGACCCGGACATGCTCCCGCTGAAATTGGTCAGAGCTACGCCGTACTGGGTGTCTCCGGGTGTCGTACTGGCCGGATCGCGCGGGCAATGGCCGAAGCCGGTGCCGTAGTCACCCAGCGTGCCGCCTGATCCGACAGCGGTAAGCGACAGGCCAGCGGTGTTGATGCTCGGGTAGCCGGCTACAGGGGTCAGAACGTCCCCGGGCAGAGATGCCCCGCCAGGACTCGGCTCCATGTAAGACAAACCACCGGTGAGGGGATCAGGGGTGATTGTTCCACCAGCGCCAATGAGCATAGAATAGATGCCCATGACGGTGACTGCTCCTCCGGTGAAGTTGGGAGGCGAACCATTGCACCCTTCAGCTCCCGCGTTCCATGCACCAATAGCGTAATTTCCCGGGGCTCCACCGGTTCCTGCATTCGTCAGGTTCAAGTAGGCGGGAGCGCCTCTGTTGCCATCCGTTGCAACCCAATTCGCAGTGGCGTCACCTATGGCGCTATCAACATTTGCTACGATGTTGCCCGTGGCCGTTATGTTGTTTGCGTTGTAGAAGTTGAACCCTAATACGGCAACGCCGTGGGTGATCACGGGAGACATGACTACGTTGTTGGTGACGGTCGTGCTGCTGGTGATCGTCGGGTCGCCTTCCTGGTGGCCGACATCAAGACCGTAGTTGCCGTTGTAGAAGAAGTTGTTGTCGATGACACCGCCGGAGCGGAACTGAATGCCCTCTGATGCACTCCTGGTGGCGGTGTTTCCTCGACGATTGCCGAAGACAGCATCCCATTGCAAATAGGCGTCCCGGCTGTACTGGCTGCCGGACGTGAAGCCGACGTTATCCCAGCCGCACAGATCCATTACATTTTCCTCAAAGGAAAACCCTGGAGACATGGCGCCGCCTATGGCCCCGACGCTGTCGACGACTATGCCGCTGTGCTTGTTCCCGGCGGAGTCGTAGCAGTGGTCAACCTGACTGCGACGGATGGTTATGTCGAAGTTGTTGCGCGTGATGGATGAACCACTGGCGTTGTCGTATGTAAAACCGTTGGTGAACCATCTAGCGTGGGTGTCCTCGATCAGGGAGCCGGTTTGTTGTCCGCGATGGTCAATGCCGATGTTGTTGTCGTTGCTTATGTTTCCTGCGCCGACATACGCCCCGTCGCTAGGGTTTCGCTGCGCGGAGTAGAAGTCTATGCCCATGACGGCGACGTAGTTGCCTTTGCCAGCCGTCAAGTTCATTCCAGGGCGGGCATAAAAGGCGTGCTGGGTTCCGGCTGGTCGGCCGCCTGCGTAGGCGGGGTTTGAAGAAGGGACCTGAACAATCGGCCGTGCCCGCAATCCTGAACCTAAGTCTGGGGTTGTCACAAGGACGGCCTCGTCATAGGCCGAGATGACCATCGGCTCTTGTTCAGAGAATCCGTTCCATTGGAAGTTATCGGACGCAGCAACATTCCAATTCGTCTCAAATGCCTGACCGACGAAGGTGTCGCCCATCCGAAGAAGGGCCCAGTCTGGGCAGTGATCGCGAAGGCCGAAGCTGGCACCGACGCTGCCGGCTGTTCGCCAGTTGCCGATGGTGCCGAGGCCGGTGCCGTCGCCATTGGGGACAAAGGGACCGCCGGTGTTGTCGGGATCGTAGGGGCCTGGGCCGGTTGTTGTATTGGGAGAGCCAATGCCGCTTGAGATGGCCTTGATGATGGTCTTGATCGGGCCGTGAATGCCGAGTGTCCTCGCAGTGTAGGTCAGAGGGCCGGCAGGGCCGGTGCCAGAGGTTCGATTCAGCGTACCGGTGGTAGGAGGAGTGCCGGTGCGGTTCTTCGTCTGCAAAAATACATTAGAAACTGTGCCGAAACTTGATCTTGCGGTCGTCGCGACGGTGAATGTAAACCCGGTGGACATCTCTGTGTAAACGTCGTTCACCACCGGGACGATGGCAGAGCTTAGAACGAACTGCGCGGTGTTGTTGTCGTCGACGAAGGTTGGGGTTGAGCCGTCACGGTTGTCCTCGCCGAGCGAGTCGGAGATGTATACGATGTTGGTGCCACCAGGGCAGGTGGCGAAGGAGGGCATCGTGTTATCGCTCGGACCAATGGTAGTCCAGCCCGAAGCGGTGGTGGAGCCGTAAGTGCCGAGGACGAGGCCGGGGGCGATGGTGCCACCGCCAGTGGAGGCGCCGTGGCGAGGCCAGGCATAGGCGGGGGCGGCAAGGAGCATGGAGAGGAGAAGGGCCGCGATCCGCATCAGCAAACTCCTGCGCCAGCGCCTGCGATGGTGGTGAGGTAGAGGTTGACTCGGTGGCAGAGCTTGACCTCTTGGGTGGCGCCGATGGTTCCGCCAGCCCAGAAGAAGGCGACGTTGCCGCCGAAGGGGGATGAGTTCACGCCACCAGCATCGGAGTTCAGGATGATGATGTTGCCGCTAAATGGGGCCAAAGAGGTGCTCGCGCCGGAGCAACAATTAACGCCGTCCTGGTAGCCATCCTCAGCAGTCGAGCCGGTGGATAGGTCGCGTTCGACTCCGAAGAAGTGACCCATGCCTGTATTCGAGGCATTGGTGGTGGAGTTAATCCGCAGAAAAGTTGTAGCAGAGGAAAACATCGGATAGATGGCCAGCAATGGAACGGCCTGGTGCGTACCTACTGCATATTTGTAATCGATGGTGTTGTTGAGGTTGGTCAATGTCCAGATGAAAGCAGAGGCGCTGTTTTGCAGGAAGGTAACGCCGTTGGTGGCCATGTTGTAGTTGGTGTCGAGGTTGGCGGTGGAGGTGCCGCCAACGGTGTAGCCCGAGTCGGTAGTGAAGACCGGGGAGTTGACCTCGGTGATGGTGAAGCTGGCGGAGGTGATGTTGAGGCGTGCGTTGGGCGCGGTGTCGGTGGCGAGGAGATAGATGAGATCGGCAGAGGCATAGAGGGAGTCGCTATCGAGGCCGTTGATGAAGTTGCAGTTGGCATCGAGGTGGGCGGCGTTCTGGCCCGAGGTGCGGGCGTTGAACGCGGCAGCGTGGGCGCCGTCGGTGCACATACGGGCGGGACCGCTGGTTGGTGGATTGTTGTACGCTGAGTCCCGAGTTTGCCAGTAGGCGCTAGACGGCCTTTGCTGTGCCAGGCACACAATTCCAACAAGCAGAAGCACCCAGACTGTAAGACGGTGCCACATCAGAGTTGGTATCCCCAGGCCGAGACGGATATGACGCCGCCGGTCCCTGGCGCGCCCGACACCACGGCGATCGCCGTATTCGTCGCACTCGATGGAATGCAGGGCGTGAACACCATTTCCGTCACGCCCAGGCCACTGGCAAGTGGCGCGGTCCATTGCGTGAAATTCATGGTCGCGGTGATAACGCCGGTCACCGTCGCATTGTTGGTCACCGCTGCTGTGGCATTGGCACGGATCGAGAACCCGCAGATGTAGGTCTTCAGCCCGCCGGCCGAGGCCGCGAGCGTGGCGGTGGTGGCCGCAGTCGTGCCGGTCGCAGTAGCTGTGATCGGCACGGCGCCGTCTGCGTATGGTGCCACACCGACGGTGCCAATATGAGCAGTGCCAGCGGGGATCGGAGCGGCAATATTGGTGTTGATCTGTCGCAAGCAAGCAACAACGGAAGTGCCACTGCTGCAACTGGCGGCGTCGGTGTTGTTGCCTTCGACGACATCGGCGCCGTTTGCCACAGTGACGGCGCCGCCGCCTGCGCCGCCCGCGACAACGTTGACGCGGAGGTTGCCAGTCGAGTCAACCTGGAGCGGGGCCATGTTGGTGGTGGTCAGGGTGCCGGGCGAGGTCAGGAACTGTCCGAGCATCAACTGTCCGTTGGCCACAAGCGCGCTGTTGTAGGTGCTGGTGCCGATGCCCCAGTTCGCCGCGGTCGTCGGGTTGACGGTCCAAGCGCCGGATTGGGTGGCGGCGACGGTGCCGGAGACGGGCTGGGTGGTGGTGCCAGTGGGGTCGATTCGAAGAGGGGCAGCAGCGATACCAACTTCGGCACCTGCAGAGTTAGTATTGACAATACCTTGACACTGGGTGTTGGCGGCGGCGCAAAGAGAGGTGCCGCCATGGGTGGAATCGAAAGCGCGGAAGATCGTGCCGGCACCCTGCGTGGCGTTGTAGTCGGCCAGGGCGTAGATCGGCAGGATGGCGGCAAGGCCAAAATAGGCCAGGCGAAGAAAACGCAGATGCCATTTGTTCATGGCACACCTCCAAGCATGGCCTGTGGGCAACCTTTGGAAAGATCGAGCGCGCCAGTACAGCCGATCGGCAACACGTTGATGTTGACGATCCGCGAAGGAACCGTCGGCACCGTTCCGGTCACCGAGATGGTGATCGGGATGATCGGGTGGGTCGCGAACACCAGGTTCACGTTACTGAGCACGGTCACGATACCTGTGCCCGAGTTGATCTGGAAAACCCCCAAAGGGTCGGTCAGGGCCCAGACCGGAACGCCCGTGGTGCTGCCGCCCGCGATGCTCGCGGTGCCGAGCGTGGTGCCGTTCGAGGACATTTCCAGGATCGAGGTGTTGGACAGCGCAATGAACACGCCGCTGGCAAAGCTCCCGGAGCCGTATCCCGTGGTCAGCAGTTGCGCCGGCGCCGATGAGGCTAGGCAGATGAGAAGCGCCGTTATGAGCCCCCTCATGGTGAGCCCTCATCCTGAAGCACCATCACTGCTTGATGCCGAAATTGATCGCCAGGCCGGTCGCCGCCACCGTGGTGTCGCTGTCGGCCTGCAGTCCGGTGAGGCAGAAGCCCAGCCCGTTGGCGAATGCCAAGCCATCGGAAATCGGCATGACGGCGCCGCCGCCGGCATTCGCTGCCCCGAACGGGATCGGCACCTTCCATTTCACGACCGAGGTGCCGCAGGTTGGCGCCACGGCGAGATCGTACAGCTTAAGCCAATAGATCGCGGCCGTCGTATTGAACAGGCCGAGCACGCGAAGCTGCACGGCGCCGGAAACGACCAGGGTCGAGTTGGTGGAGGCGAGGCTGTCGTACTTGAGCGGCGCCGACTGCGCAAACGCGGGTGGACTAGTCCACGAACACCACGCTGTTGCCAGCGCGGCGAGAAGCAATCTGAGCATGGGGGAACCTCTTAAGCTGGACGCCGCATCGGGGCTGGTGCGAAACGCCGAGGCGCTGCGGGCCGGGCGAACGGCTGGACGCGCATGGGCTGTGGTTGCTGCACGGGCGGCGGCAGTCCAGATGGCGGCTGCTGGCCACCCTGCCCAGGCTGATCCGGGGTGTTGGCATCTAGCACGCCCGCCTGCGTGATGCCCATGGCTTGATGCACGAGCTGGGTGACGTTGGTGTGCGCCTCGCTCGCCGCCTTGGCGGCCTGCGCATAGCGATGGATCGTGCCGGCCTTCTTCTCGTCCACCTCGGCGCCGAGCCGCTGGTTGGTCAATTGCTTGGCCTGCTGCGCCATCGGGTCTTGCTGGCTCATCATCTGCACGAGCTGCTTCTTGATGCTGTCCGCGATCGGCATCATCTGGATCAGGACTTGCGGCGGTATCGTCCCCGGAGGCTGTTGTGCCAGCACCTCGTAGGCATCCTGCATCAGGTTGGCGTTGTCCGGCCCCTCGTCCAGCACGATCTCGACCTCGATATCGCCGATCGCATTGATGAAACCGGGACGGCCGAACTGGTCCTTGCCGAAACCATTGATCTGAATCAGTTTCTGGGTGTCGTCGGTGCCCACGCGGATGAACCGCTCCTGGTTCCAGGTGCGTTTGACGATATTCCACACGGTACGATAAACACGCAGTTTCCACGCGCGATACGCCAATATAAACGAACCGAGTTCAGCGATGCCGGCCTTCTGAAGGTAATTAATCGCCACCCCTGAATGAAACGTAGAGTCATCTGCTCCGATGGCGTCGGGTCGTATGTTGGCGAATCCATCGATTTCGCTCGTCGCTGTCTGCATGAGTTGCAGTTGCGCCGCCAGATCGGCCTGCCGGTCGTCCGGCATCGGCTTCTCGAAGCCCTTGTTGTATTCTACCCATCCGTCGGGGCGCGAGCTTTCTCGGCGAGCTGTTTCCACATCGTCAACCGAGCCTTTCTGCGCGAAAGTGCGCGTAACATTCGAGATAAAGAGCGCTTTGGAGCGTCGTTGGTTGACTTCGTCTTGCGGGCCTTTGAGGTTGCGAACAAAACCATAGCGATCTCCATCGTGGTCGACCGCGGCCGAGAACATCACGTAGCGGTTCATCGGCCTGTTGCGCTCATCGAGGAACGGCGACACGCCCTGATCCAGCAAAATGAAGCTGCAATAGAACGCCCAGTACCATTTACCTTTGTGCTTGTACCAGTGCTCGATCAGTCGAAGTCTCTGCTCGTTGACATAGACCCATTTGAACTCACGATCGGAATGCGTCGTGAGATCGAAGCCGGTATCCACCATAAGGGTCCGCAGCTCATCCTCTTTATCAGGGAAAAGCTCAATCGCAGCTTCCACATCAAGCCATTTCGCGATGCCCATATAGCGCGCATCGCTGAAATCCGGCTTATACGAACGCGGGTCGTAGAAGAAGTCATCTCCGAAGATGAAATCACCACCAATATCTGGATCGCCATGGTCGCCTTCGATCAGCTTGAGCTCGATCCCGCCGATGCCGTCGATGGCGGCCTGCTTGGTGCATTCGAAGTCGAGGTATTTGAAGTCCATCCCGTCGAGCGCGGCGCGGATGCATTGCGTTGCGAGCTCGGCGCCGCCGGCATTCTTAGGCGATCGGGGAAAAGCCTTCGGGTCTTGGCGAAGTCGCTGCACAAGCGCTGTGATGCCGTCAACCTTTCGGTTGATCCGGTTGAATGTGATGATCGGCTGCTTGCGCTGCCGTAGGATGCGGATTTCCTCGGCCGTCCAGTGCGCGCCGTGGTAATAGTGGCGCGAGACTTTCTGCTCCTCATATTCCAGCACCTTCGTTGCCAGATAGTCGGTGTATTGTTGCCGCAGTCGCGTGACCGGAAAATAGCCGTCCTCGTCGCCCGAGAAGTCGTATTCGTCGGGCGCCTCGGTGCCCCAGTTGCCCACCGTCCCGGTCTGCGACTTGAAGCCGGGATTATTCTGCGCCGCCCGGCGCCCCATGGTATCGCCGCCGAATTGCCGCCCGCCGAGCACGCCGACGCCCGAGAGAATGTTGCGCCTCGGGAGCTGATCGCCCGGATTGCTCTGCGATCGCGCCGGAAGGCCGCCGAATGCCATTATGTGCCTCTACATTGCCAGGAAGCTATCGTTGACGGGCTCGTGCTCGAACGGCTTGTAGCCGGTCTCTTCCTCGGCGACCGGCACCTTGGGCTTGCGCCCGCTCGACACCTGATCGAGGAGCTGTCCCAGCAGCCCCAGCGCGTCCACCTGGTCGTCGTGCTTGCCGGCCGGGAAACTCAACAGCTCGGAACGGAATGCCGCGTACCACGGCGCCGCGGTCGGGACGTGCAGCCCCTGCAGCGCCATGCGGCCGCGGATGGACTGCGCCCGCACCGCCTTGTCGCCGCGGGTCGGAAACTGCTCGCGACCGATCCAGGCCTTGCGCTCGATCAGCCTTTGATCGAGGAACGGCCCGATGCCGGACTTGATCTGGCCCTGCTCCTCGGCCCACAGCCACGGCTTCCATTCCAGCACGAGGTCACAGACGCCCTCGACCCAGACATCGGACGAAGCCTGCTTGCGCCACAGGTCCAGCAGCCACATCTTGCCTTCCGGATCGACGCCCACGATCACATGCACCGTGTAGTCGCCGCCGTCGCTCGTGACCGCGTAGTCGCTCGCCCCGTAGACGTTGAGCGTGGCGCGCGCCGGCGCCTTCGTATACGGCCGCAGCCACTCCTCCTTGAAGTAGTCTCCGGTCTCGGGCGTCGGGCGCTGCTGGTAGAGTGCGCTCCAGTTGCGCGGGATCTGGGTGGCCTTTTCCCGCGCCAGGAACTTGGCGTAGCCGTAGGCGTCATCCCACAGCCATTCGCCGGGCGCGCGGCCCAGCGGATCGTTCTCCTCGGCCTCGGCCGGCAGCGACAGCACGCTCCAGCGGTCGCCGCTGCCCTTGGCCATCTCCTCAAGTACCCGGCCGGCAAGGTCGTCCTCGTGCCATCTGGTCTGAATCAGCACAACGAAGCCGCCAGGGCGCAGCCGCGTCAGCAGGTCCGATTTGTACCACTCCCAGGTCCGCTCCCTCACCGTCTCGGAGTCCGCGTCCTCGCGCGACCGGATCGGGTCGTCGATGATGGCACCATCGGCGCGGAAGCCGGTGATGCCCGTTCCAACGCCTGCCGCATAGTATTCGCCACCCGACGCAAGCGCCCAGCGTCCCGCTGCTTGGCTGTCTTGCGAAAGAACCGCCGCCAGCGTCGGGCCATGCTCGGCGATCAGATTGCGGACCTTGCGGCCCCACTTCTGCGCCAGCTCGGTGGTGTGCGAGGCCGCAATGATCGAGCGGCCAGGCGCACGAGCCATGAACCATGGCGGAAACAGTATCGAGCCGTAAGTCGACTTGGCCGAGCCGGGCGGCATAAAGACAGCCAGACGATCGATTTCGCCATTGGCAACCTGCGTCAGCTTCTCGATCAGCAGCCGGTGGTGGCGCGCCGGCTCGTAACCGCAGTGGCGCGCCCAGGCGACCAGCGAAGCCCTAATGCGTCGTCGTTTCAGGATCTGGCGCGCCGCCGTCTGTGGTGAGATATGCGGCGAGCTCGTCGTCGGTGAGCTGTTCAACATTGCGGTTCAGATGCTCGCTCTTCTCGATCCGCATGCCCGAGAGAATGCCCTTCTCCTTGATGGCGGCGACGGCAGCGGCGGGATTCTTGATCTTCATAGCCAGGACACGGGCCTCTTCGGCCTCGGCGATCAGCGAGGCCACGGTGGTCGCGGAGCGCACCGCGGCGATGGCCTGGAGCTTCAGCGTGCGGGCCATGGCGGTGGCCTGGATTTCGTTGATGCGCGCCCTCACCGCGGGATGGTGCGCGAGGCGATGGCCGTTCGTGCCGGTGCAGGGCTTACCTTTCGCATAACCGGCGAGTTCATTGGCCTCCACCATGCTCTTGCCGGATGCCAGCGCCTGGGCAAGCAACTCACGTCGGGTGTCTTTCAGTGGTCCGCTCATTGATGATTCCATCGACCGCCCAGTGGACGGCCTCCTCTATCCGCTGCCGGGAGATCGAGAACGCCCGATTGGAGCCGAGCTCTCGCAGCAATGCCTTGAACGCCTGCGCCTGCGCTCTGACGGCCTTGACCTTGGCGAGCTTATCGGCCTGCGGGTCGAAGCTGTGCGTGGTCGGCACGTCCTCCACGACCGCGGCGGCATCCGTGAACTGCTCGCCGCCGATCGTCTCGACCTTCATCCGATCGGCTCGTCGCAGCGCGTTGGCCATGGTTTACCCGCCTTCGGGTGGGTTGCGGTTGCTGCCGCCGTAGTAGTTCCGCCCGCTGCCACCCGGGCCGCCGGTGCGCTTGGCCGGGGGGCCCTTGACGCCGACGCTCTTCTTGCCCTTGGCGCTCACCTTCCCGCCGGCCGGAAACGTCTTGCCCTGGCCGCGCGGGAACTTGTCGATCTGGTAGCGCGTCGGCGTCTGGCTCGCACCCACATGGCCGCCCTGCGGTGCGCTGGCGCGGCCCTTGGTGCTCGGCGCCGACCTGGCACGATCGGCCTGCGTGGCCTTGGCATTGATCTCATCGACCCTGGCAATGGCGTGGCCGAGGCCGTGCGCCTCGCCCTCGTCCTTCTGGCGGCCATGAAACGGCGCCATCTTGGACTTCTGCACCTTGGTGGAGTTGTTGATGGCGTTCTGCACGCCCTTGGACGACACCAAGCCGCGCCGCGCCAGTGCTCGCATCGATTCAGCCATGATCGCCTCCTATGCGACTATGTCGCTATGCCGTGGGTGCCGGCTCGGGCTCGGTGGCCGCATTCGGGTCCATCTCGGCGTAGAGCGCCCGCAGCTCGGCCACCACGGCCGGCGACGGCGCCGTGCCCTGTGCGTGACGAGCGGCTACATCGTCCACCGCGGCCTTGAACCGCTCCAGCCACGGCTTGGCCTGCTCGCCGAGCTCGGCTTGCTGCGCCGGCGTGAGGTCGCCCTCGGCCAACGGCGCGTCCTCGTGCTCGGCGTACTTGTCCTCGTACTTGTCCTGCTTCTTGCTCATGTCCGGCTCCTTGCCTTGTCCAGCGCCCGATCCGAGATCAGGCCGCGCTTCTTGAGCTTCTTGACGCGCACCGGCAGCGCCGAGCGCTTCTTGCCGGTGTCCGCCTCGTTGAACTCACGGCCGACCGACTGCGGCACGCCGCCATAGCCGCCCGGCGAATGAGCGGCTGCCGCCATTAAACGGCTCTGAGCTTGGCTTACGCTCGGCATCAGCGCCTGCCTTTTGTTTCACGGGAAACGTATCGCTCACACTGGCGGTTGTTCCGCACCAGCCCGCACACCAGCTCGCACGTCGACAAGTCCTTGCCCGGATGCTCGTACATGGCGCAGTCCTCGCATTTGCGCCCCGCCATGCGGTACATCACGGTCGGATCGGACTTCGCCAGCTTGAATGCGTCGGTGACGCCCTTGGCCTTGAATATGCGCAACAATTCCTTGTCGCGCGCGGTCGGCTCATCGAGGTACGGGCCGCACCACAGATCCTTCGGCGGATTGGCCGGATCGCGCTTCTCGCACGCGGCCAGCGCGCCCTCTAGCGCATCCTCGTAGCGATCGGCTTTGCCCTTGCCCAGGATCGCCTCGGCCGCCTCGTACTCCTTGGCGGTCGCCATGCCGTGCGCCGCCTGGTAGACGTCAACGGGGTTATCGCCGTCGTCGACCGACTTCTCGGTGTGCTCGTGCTCGACAAAGCAGTTGATGATCTGTTTCCAGCCCATGCCGCGGACACAGACCTTGCCGGCCTTCACATCGTCGTACAGCCGCCGATCGATGTAGACCATGCGACTGTCGACCGACACGCCGCCCGCATACGGGATGTCGTGGCTGGTATCGAGCTTGACCGGCTTGGCGTAGTGCGCCGAGGTGTCAGCCTCGCCGAGTATGAGATACAGCTCTTCGGTGGTTTTGGTGACGCGCTTCACATGCCCTACTGACATCGTGAAGCCATCCATGGGGTGAGGGAGTGGGGCCGTCCGCTAAAGCGGCCACACCCTAGATCCGGCGGCGTGCTGCTAGCCGGGAAAGGAAACGGGCGGTTCAGTGGAGGGCGGATGGGGAGGTCAAACCGCCCGTCTGTGCTGACAGGGCGCAACACAACAATTTTATATTTCATACAGGATACCTGTTTTCGCGTTTCGTCAAGCACACCTCCGATCGAGCCCGTAGAAGCCCACCAGCGCCGTCAGCCCGGCCCGCAGTTGGGCCACCATTGGGCCCGGCTCCTCGCCCAGCACCGCCACCCACCGCACCACAGACGCCGCCGTACTGCCTGCGTCCCATAGCGCGCGCGCGGCATCCTCAAACGCCTCCAACCGCCGCCGGCATTCGCAAGCAGCCGCCAGGCACACCATCCGCTCGCCGTCCCACCGCGGTACGCAGGCGTAGCCGCTGCCGTGCGCGCCATTGCCGGGCGCCCCGATGCTCGCCCGATACTCGCCCACCGTCACCTGGAAGCGCTGCCCGGCCTCGTGCTGCTCGTCGGTGATCAGGCCGACCAGATTGGCCCGGCCGAGCGGCGTTGCGGCCTTCTCGGAGAGCCGCAGGCTGGCCGGAAGCGTCCGCCGGTGCGGCTGCTCGCTGGTTGCGATACGGCCAGACAAGTCCTTGACTTCGCGGGACAAATATCCGCGTTGCGTGCGTTTTCGGCCGGCTCGGGACATGAAATTCGACTGCTTTCGGCAGTGGTACTTACCTATTCGACGGCTATGCGAGGGACTTCGACGAGAGGCACGAATGTCCGCGCGATATGGCGGGCGAGCGGCTGCGGTATCTTGGCGATCATGGCCGAGGCGAACTTGCGCGTTTTCCCGATGTGCTGGCGCTTGTCGTCGGCGGTGCGCCGATATTCCGCCCCTTCGACCATGTGACCGAATTCGCGTGCATTGGCGCAATTGAAGCCGACTTGCGATAGGTCGATGCCAGGTTGCTTCCGCCCATCATTCCGCCCCTTGCCGCTGGTCGTGTTGTGGGCGATGGCCAACCAGGAGCCGCCGGTGTTCTTGATGGCGTGAGGCTCGTTGGCGCGCGGGTAGCCCTTCACTGAAGCTGTCTGAAACGAACCGCCGTTGCCGTCAAAGCGGAATCCCGGAACCTTCGATCCCCTGAACGTCACTGGCATCAGCGCCGGCACGTCGCCCCACAGGTAGAACGAGCCGAAGTTCCAGCGCGCGCGCCCGACCCATTTCTGCGCCCCGCGCACGTTCTCGACGATCAGCGGCACCTTGTGGCCGGCGGCCTCCGAGGCTTCCCGCTGGATGCGGAAGCACGCCTCGAACAGGCTGTTGTCGGGCGGCGGGAGCGCCTTGGCGCGCTTCCAGGGCATGGCGCGGTAGCTGTAGGCCTGGCAGGGGGGACTGGCGACGATGAGGGCGGCGTCGCGGAACTGGCTGCCGTGCAGCGTCAGCACGTCCTGGATCACGAGCTGCGCCGGGTAGCGGTGCGCGCCGTAGACGTGTCGCTCGATGTCGAAGCCCACCACGCGGTAGCCCTCGGCCAGCAGCGCCTCGGTCCAGCCGCCTAATCCTGCAAAAAGGTCTATGGCGAGCGGCTTCATGCGAGCAACTTCGACGTGATGGGCGGTTCTTCGGCAGTCCAGCCTTTGTCGCGCTCGATCTGGTCGACGTCGCGGACGATCTGGTCGAGGCTGCGCCCGTCGCCTAGGCTCGGGTGCTTCCTTACTTCCTTTCTCGGAAGTCCGCTTTCTTTCCAGCCTTTGTTGCGAATGACGGCTTCGAGTGCTGGGGAAACGGTGAGGTTCTGGCTGGGTGGGTTGGCTGGTTCTGGCGGCGGTTCTGCTCGCGCGCGCGGTTCAGTAAAGAAAGAATCTATCTTCTTACTTTGTGGATGGTCGACCGTTTGCTTAGCATTTGCTTTCCGCAATATTCTTTCGCGGTTCGTTTGGCCTCGGTTGGCCAAACCGCCCTTCATTCCCGCTATCTGCCTCTTGGCTTTGATGATTTCGGCCTTTTCTATCTCCGCATCAATGCGCTTGTGGCGCCAGCATTTGCTAAGCATTTGCTCAGCATTTGCTTCCGAACCATTCACTATCTGGTCGGCCAAAAGTGGCTTCAGATCGAAGAACCGGCTGATGGTTTTCCACACTCTGGACCAGCGTTTTGGGTTGACCCGCGCCACCCGGCAGAGGGCCTCCTGGTCGTCGGGCAGTGGCCCCCGGTTCCAGTAGTGGGCGATGAGCATCAGGTAAGCCCCGTGCTCTTCGGCGGTCAGCTCGCGCGTGTCGCGAAGGTAGTCGCCCCAGTACATCGGCATCCAAGCGCGTGACATCATTTGCCTCCCTTGATGGGGGTCAATCTGGCTTGTCGCGACCCACGGCGTCGTAGAGGGCGAGGAGGGCCTTGCGGGCGCCGGGGGTGTCCGGGACGGTCGGCCGCTTGGTGCCGGGCATGAGGACGGCCTCGTCAAGGAGCGCCTCGACGGCGTCCGCCAGGTCGGCGCCCTGGGGGTTCTCCAAGCGGCCGGCCATCTCGGCGATATCCTCGGCCAGCTCGTTGATGACGGCCGCCATGCGCTCGCGCAGTTCCTCGAGTTGTATGGACACGTCGTTGACGGCGTCCCGCAGCTTCTCGATCGGGACCTCGGCGATTTCGTCTGCCGTGCTCATGCCTGGCCTCGCTGTGAAGGATCAGCAGGCGCGTGACGGGATCGAACCGGCACACCCGTCACTGTTGGGCAACTACGCGGAATTTGCCGGCCTTGTCGGCGTCCGTGAGTGTTCATGGATACCACTCCTACCCTAGTGGCCTGCTGACAGTGACCCGCCGGGCGGGATGCCGATGGATGGCGGTATCATCCCGGCGGGCCTGTGAGCTGACGGAGCGGGAGCTACGCCAGCTTACGGGTGCTGTTCTTGCGGACCAGCCCGGCGAGGCCGACGAGGCCGATGCCGAACAAGAAGGCCGAGGCCGGAAGCGGGGTCTGTGCCACTGCCGGAGCCGCTTCGATAAAGAAGCTATCCGGGCCGTCGTTCAACCCAGACATGAGCGCCACGAAGCCAATCGTGTCACCCACATGCACATCGTTCAGGTTCAGCAGCGCCCCGGTGATGGAGTAATCCGGGAAGCCGGTACCGTTGTTCTTCGATGGCACGTTGCCAGTCGTTCCACCAGTGAAGCTCGCCAGCACGGTACGCGTCGTGAAGTCGAGGAAGAAAAACGAGTTCAGCGTCTGGGCCTGATTGGTATCATTCACGTCCACGCCGATGCTGAACCCCAGGCTGGTGTCGTTGTTGGCAAGCAGGAATGCCAGGAACGGACTGCCTGCACCGATTGTGTAGCCGGTGGCGAATGTGTTATCCGCCAACGTATTCCGACCGCCGTTGCCTTGATCCGAAAACGCTGTGATCGAGGACACGTTGCCGTTGTTGCTGTAGTCATTGTAGCCGAAGTTCGCAGGCTGACTCGGCTGGTTGGCACCGCAGATGACGCAAGGTGCGTTCTGCGGTTGATTGCCGGCCGGCACCACGTTGCCAAGGCTCAGGCTGCCGGAATTGGTGGTGTCCCAGGTCACGCCGCCCAGGGTGACGGTGCTGGCCGCAGCCGGCACCGCGAGCGCCGCCAAGATGGCGGTCGTGGCAAGTAGGTGTTTCATTACGTTATCCTATGGTTCAATTGTTGCCCCTAATGACTTGTCTTCGGCAGCATCAGGACTTGCCGTATCTTGAGGGCGCTCGTCGTAGTCGAGGCTATCGAAAGTCCCGTCCTTGAATGCCAAAAACAACGTGCCCCATTTAACGTCCTTCCACGTCTTGCCTTCCGGCAGGTGGAAGCGTTCGATGCCAGCATTCATCAGGTCATCGCGTTCGGCTCGCAGCCGTTCGATCTCGGCCTTTGGGAATTTCCGCTCCAGAACGCCCTTGGCAAAAAGCAGATGGTTGATCGCGACTGTCATGGTGCCATGGGCGCAATCTCCCGGAGTGCGCAGTGCGATAGTGGCCATGTCAGCGAATGGTTTGAGTGCCGCCTGTAGTTGCTCGATCTCGGCCGCCAAGCAGATTGGGCACATTCCGTCTGCGACCGCCGCCTCGGATTCCCAGTGCGCGTGCCTGCATGTCAAAGGTATCGCCATCATAATCCCATCTGGTGCGCAGAACTCTCGTGTGCGGGTCAGTCTGCGCCTTTCGTATCGCTTGGCCATTCCTCCAAGGCCCCAGGCGGCAGCTTTGCTTTGGTCTTGTCCATTTCTGCTTGGATCAACCGGCGCAGGGCATTGAGCGTTCTACCAGCCTCGTCTGTGGTGTGAGCGACATGCATGTCGCCGGCACGCTGCAGCCCGTAGTAAAAACCAACCCACTCTGCGATCTCAAGATCGGTCATCTATCGGTCCTTTCTGGTTTCCACTATTCCCGTGAGCGAACTTCCGCTTGTTCATTCACCGCGCCGTTGCCCTTCTTGGGCGCGCCGGCGTCGAGGCGCTCCTGCAGCGCGCGGATCGTCTCGATGACGCTGGTCGAGCGGTTGACGAAGTCGGCGACCTGCTCGCCGGCGATCTTGCTGTGCTCGCGCACGGCGGCGGCGAGCTTGCGAAGCTTCGTGCCGATCTCGCCCGCGGCCAACTCGACCGCTGCGGCCGCTTCCTCGATCTCATGCGCGGCGGACTCGCCGATCTGGTCGACGGCCTGGACGGTGACGCCGGCAAGGGCGAGCGGGTCGCGCGCGCGCGGCGGCATGTAGTTATTCTCTTGGTCGCGGACGCGGTCGCGCTCTTGCTCGATGGTCATGCTTCCTCCTTGGTGGCTTCGTCGTATTTCTGCTCCAGGCCCGTCAGTAATTGCGCTGCGCTATAACGGAATTGGCAGACGGCGGCCCTAGCCGATCCTCCAGGCTCTTGATCCATTTCGCGTCATCGATGCAGGTTTGGCAGTGATCAAATGGGCAGCCGGCGAAGTGCCAAAGGCGGCGCAAATCGGCCCGCAGCCGCTCGATCTCGGCCTCGCGGTTGCCGATAAGCGCGTCCAACAGCGCGTTGGCCTTCATCAGGTCATCGATCTCCTCTCTCAGCCCATCGATCTCGGCCGCCAAGCAGATTGGGCACATTCCGTCCGCGACCGCCGCCTCGGATTCCCAGTGCGCGTGCCCGCATGTCATTTGGAATTCAACCCAAATGAACTCTGGCGCACGGCGCCCAGCACCGATCGACGATCTTTCCGGTCGGGTCGAGCAACCTCACTTCGCCCTGTCGTAAGTCGCGCTTGATCTTATCGAAGACGGGCCGGACTGACGCTTCGTCCGGTCCTACGGCGCGAACCTTGCGCGTATCAAAATAGCGCCCGCCGTGACGATCAACGATCCATGGGTTCGAGCCTGTCATCTGCCTCACCTGATGCATTTCCAGTATCGGTAGCCGTTGTCTTTCGTGTACCAGACACGCCCGCGCGGGCCGCAGACCGGATCGGCGCGGGAAGCGGGCGGCTTGAGCTGCGCGACGGCGATCGGGACGGGATCGGCCTTCAACAGCGGCGGCTCGGGCTCGGCCACTAGTGGCGCTGGAACAGCCGGCAACGGCAGGCGATCGGCCTTGGGTGGCACCGGCATGTCCACCTGCCGCGCCTCGACTGCGGGCTTCGACGGCCGCGCCTCCCCGCCTGCGCGGGGACCTTGCCGCACGCTCACGGCCGCGACCAGGATCGAGGCCAGCGCAAGGCCAGTGATTATCGCGCCGAGCTTGCTCATGCTCCGGCGTCGGGTCGGGTCGCCTCGGTGACTGTATCCACACCTCTTTCCAATACCTCCACAGCCATCTCGTATTGGGCCTCACTCAATTCGCGGCGCTTGCGCATTCGCTCTATTTTTGGCCATAGCGCCTTCCGATCCAGATCAGAGCTGGTATCAAACAGCTTCACCGCTTGGGCACGATTATGTGGTGACCCGTATTCAACTACGAGCAGACGGCCGTACTTCAGCAGAATGGTGCGGAACAGATGAAATATATTCTTGCGCACCCGTTCCTTGTTGCGCGGCATCGCCTGCATGTAGGCGGTCTTGGCCAACTCCCCGATCGGAATATATCTGGAAGCCCCGTGCATCATTACGTAGTCGGCCATAAGGTCATTGTTCCAACGACCACTAGAGATTACCTGTCGCTTCCCGATGGTGATCAGTGTCGGCTTGGTTCTTTCGATCACCTTGGTGACCGAGGTATCCTTGCCAAACAAGTCCATTTGTAGTTCTCCTGTTCAAGCGTGTTGTTTCAAGCGATAACGCACGCGGTTGAGACGCGACATTGCGTCCCTCGATCCACCCTTGTCAGGATGGAATTTCGAAGCGAGAGCCTTGAAGCCAATGTCGATCAATTGGATTGCGAGCTTCCGCTCAGCCTCACGTTCCTGCTGACGGGTCAATTCCTCGTCGCGCAGGCGCTTGGCTTGTTCCTGCGCCTGTTTAACCTTGTCATCGATTTCACCGCGCCATGTTGCTGGCTTGCCAAAATTGGTGTTGCCGGTGTGCTTACGAATAGCTTCACGAAAACTGGTATCGTCGGAATGCGAAACGCCGTTTCGCTTTTCCAGATCCAGGGTTGCGCGCGCGACGGACATATACAGTTGCGCGTTGCGAATACCGCAATCGAAGTTGCGCTTGATCCATCCGGTGAATTCGCCGCGCTGCATCTGCCCCTTGGCTTCAAGCATCTTTTCTCCAGCGGCGGTGTAGTAGGGGCGTGCTGCACTCTTCGCAGCTTCATCGCCATGCGCCAAATCTTCTTTGATCAGCCGCACCAGCGCCGCAAGCGGGCGTGCTACTTGTCGGTTGCCTTCATTCACTGCCAACGTACTCATTTGATCTCCAATGGTTGCACACTTAGGTCACCCCTCCCGCGCAACAACACACACGGGAGGGGCGCACGCCACGCTTACGCAACGTCATTATTCGGCGGCCAGTAGCTTGGCCAGATCGGGACGCAGCTCGGTGGCCGGGATGCCGGTGCGCTCGACAACCCGATGCAGCAAGTCGCCATCAATCTTGCGGGCCCCGGTTTCCCACCTTGAGATCGTCTCTCGGGCCACGCCGAGAAGATCGGCAAGCTGCTGCTGCGAAAGCTCCAGTCGTTCGCGGAAAGCCTTGATGGGATAGATCGTGTCCATCCCAAATTTGTACCGAATAGGTACTTAACCTGTCAATAGCTTTGTGCCAGCATGGTACATGACGCCATGGCCTAATCAGGCTATTGTACCAGCATGGTTACAAACATAGGGCGTAAGTCGGCCGCTCACCTCTACATCGAAGAGCATATGGAGGCCCGTGGCCTATCTGATGAGAAGATCGCCAACCGAATTGGCGTGGCCAGAGAGACCGTAACCCGCTGGCGTAATCAGCAGCACCGGCTCAATCCGGACAAGATCGCCGCCCTCGCCGCGGCCCTCGATTGCAAGCCTGAGGCGCTTTGGCAGCCACCTCATCCAGAAGGCACCAAAACCGCCGACACCCAACTTGAGGAAGTGCTCCAAAAAATTGCAGATTTAGCCGATATTATTAAGAAAACAGGTACTTAGCTAGTCTCCTCATCGCGAGCGTTCGGATGTCGCGCCGCGCGGCCGTACCGCGCTGGTTCTTGGCATGGAAAAATAAGTGCCGATACGGTACATTTTTCTATTGACGCCATGTACCGATCTGGTACCGTCTCCCCATCGACAACGGAGACCGCTATGACCGCCCAGACCACCGACGCCCTCCCGCCCATCCCCGTGTACCCGAGCCCGGAGGACTTCACCCGCCGCGCCACGATGGCCGAGCTGGTCCTGTCCGGCGCGCGCGAAGTCTTGACCAAGATCGTGCGGGAGGCGGCCGAGAACGACCCCACCGCCATTATGCAGCACGCCGATCTGGTCGCGACTATCGACGCGCACTTGAGCGATCTCGCGGGTGATGTCGCGGGAACGCTTAACCAAGTCGCCGAGCGGCTGCTCGAAGACCGGTATGACGGCCTGCCGCGCGGCCCCTTCCACCGGGTGCGGCCATGAAAATCCGCACCTACTACGACCCGCCGCCAATTCCTGTTCGAGGCTTCGACTGGATCGCGATCGATGACAACACCTATGACTACGACAGCCCGATCGGGCTCGGAGCGACCGAGCAGGAGGCCATCGAAGACCTCAAGCAGAAGATCGAGGACCGATCATGAGCTTTGATGTGATTACCGCATGGGCCATCGTTTTTATTACCAGCGCCGGATGTTGTATTTGGGACTACTTAGCCTCACCGCGAAAAAGTGGAGTAAATCAAATGACCATCCGAGGATATGACGCCTGGAAACTCATGTCGCCCGACGACGAGCGCGATGCGCGCGAGGACGGACTGCGCGGCGAGTGCGACTGCTGCGGCAAGCGCCGCCCGCTGTCGCGCGTCTGGTACCACGGGATCGAGACTTGGGCCTGCGGCCAATGCCAAGACCCGGATGCCGAACTCGATCGCCGACGCGACGATGCAATGGAGCGCGACCGATGATCGCCGCTGCGCTCGAAGCCGTCGTCCTCTCGGCATTCATCATCGCCGTCCTCGCGCTCGCAGGCGCATTCGCGTGATCATGGACATCGCCATACAACACCTGATCGCTCGCAGGCGCCTTCGCGTGATGGAGGACATTGCCCTGCGGCGACTGATCATCCGGGTGAGCGACTTTCCCGAGATTTCGGACGCCGCTTGGGCGGAAGCTTTCCGGCATCGGATCATTCAGCGAACGGCAATTGCCGACCTGTATTTCTCACTCATATACGACCTAAAGGGCAAACTGTGACCAACCTCACACCTATCAAAGCCGGCGAGATCATCGAGGCCGTTATTGCGCGCGGCGACATTGCGGCTCTCACGCCGGAAGAGCGCGCGAAATACTATTCGACGGTCTGCCAATCGGTCGGGCTCAACCCGATGACGCGGCCTTTCGAATATATAACGCTCAACGGCCGTCTTACGTTGTACGCACGCAAGGACGCCACCGACCAGCTCAGGGCCATCCACGAGGTATCAGTCACGGACCTGATCGAGAGCGAGCGCGATGGCGTTTTTATAGTGACCGCCAAGGTCGTGAACGGCAAAGGCCGCATGGACGCGGCCAAAGGCGCCGTCAGCCTTCAAGGTCTTAAGGGTGAAGCCCTTGCGAACGCGCTAATGAAGGCAGAAACCAAGGCGAAGCGCCGCGCCACGCTCTCCGTATGCGGCCTGGGTTTCCTGGACGAGACCGAAATCGAGGACATCCCGCAACCCACCACGCTGCCGAAGAAAAACGCCAAGGACATTTATGTTCGACTGCAGAAAGAGATCGATGAGGCGAGCAACCGGGCCGCATTCAAAGCTTGGATGAATGACAACGCCGAGAGTATCAAGACGCTGCCGGAGGACTGGCAGGACATTTTGCGACTACGCGCCCAAGATAAAATTGTTCAGCTGCAGAACGAGGAGCGCGGGGTAGCCGAAACGGTCAATGCCGAAACCGGCGAGATCTTCGCCGACCAAGTCATTTGGGAGGAGGATGGCGAGCGCCCGGCGACCGCGGCGGATGTCCCCGAGGGACTGGTCCCTGACCCGCTCGACATCCCCGAGCCGCTCAAGCGCCTGACGCCCAAGCAGGAGGCCTTGTGGCTCGATCTGCTTACGTCGGTCGCGGCTGCGGCGCCTGACACGCAGACCATGATGGACCTGCAGATCAAGCACATGAGCCCGGCGCAGCAGCGCAAGGTGTCGCCCACCGCATGGCTCAAGGCCGTGACGATATTCCGCGGCCGGGTGCAATGGCTGACGGCTAATCCGGTGTTCGATGCCGAGACATGGCTTGCCGGCGATCTGGCCGGCGCGCTGTCGGGCGCGGAAACGCCCGAGCAACTGGCCAAGGTCAAGGATAAATTGTTGATCCCGGAGCGGGACAGGCTAACGCAGGATCAATGGCGGGTGGCTGTGAAGATGTACCGCGAGCGGCTGGATGCCATAGACCCGCAGAACGGTCTGGCGGGAGGGTGATGTGACCAAGATCGCCTGCCGGAAGAATGGCAAGTCCCTGACGCCCGTCGACGACGAGGGCCTCGAAGTGCTGGCGAGGCTCAAGGACGGGCGCGACGTGATGGTCGACGTGACGGCGGCTCGCAATGTTAGGCAGCACAGACTGGCATTTTCGATATTTCGTTTTGTCAAAATGCATTGCGAATTATTCGAGGATGCATCAATCGACGAGATCAAGGACGCCGTGAAGCTCGCAACCGGCTTCGTGCGGCGCTACGTTGACGCCGATACTTGCCAGACGTTCTACGTCTGCCGATCGATATCGTGGGCAGCGTGCGACCAGACTGAGTTCAACCGGTTCTTCGATGCGGCTATCGACGTTATAGCAAACAGATGGATGCACGCTGGCATCACGCCGGAAGATGTTCGCAGGGAGCTGATCCTGATGTGTGACGGAGAGCACGCAGTCGATAGGAGGAGCGCATGAGAGCGCGGCGCGTGTCGCCGGTCGCCAAGCCGGGGACGCTTTTCAAAAGCACCGGCAAGCCGCCCAAGGGCCGCGCTTTCGTGCAGGGCGCCGTCCACAACGATGCAAAGTATCTCGCGCTCGTGCGCCGCTGCCCCTGTTTGGGATGCGATACCGACCCTGCCGGCGTTGCTGCGCATGTCCGCATGACGCGGACCGGAAAGCCGATCACTGGCGCCGGGCTCAAGCCGGGGGATCACTGGACGCTGCCGCTATGCCGAACCTGCCACACGGACGGACCCGGAGCGCAGCATGTCGTCGGGGAGGTGCCATTCTGGCGCGACCTCGGGCTCGACCCTTTGCCGATCTGCCAGCAGCTCTACGCGGCCTCGCCGAGCCTTGGCGCAATGCGGGCCGTGGTCTTTGCCGAACGAGAAAAGCGAAAATGATCCAGCTTCGCGCATCAGAACTCGCCCGCGATTACGGTTTCACGGCGCGGCATTGGACACGGCTTGCCACCGCGGGCCGCATCCCCGGCGCCCATCAGCCCAGTGGACACGGCGGCGGATGGCTTTTCGACCGCCAAGCATTCGTGGCATGGTGGCGATCAACGCAACGCGAGGTATCGGCATGGCCGGGCTATACCGAAGGGGCGGCGTCTACTGGGGTCGTGCCCAGCGTCAAGGCCGAGAGTACCGCCGAAGCCTCAAAACAGCGGATCGAGCGATTGCTGGTCGACGTCTTAGGGCATGGCTCGACGAGCTCGACGCGGTCGCGTGGGGCGACAAGCCGCGGCGCACATTCGAGGAGGCGGCCGAGCGATTTATCCGGGAGCACCTGACGACGCTCAAGCCGGGCGGCGCGAAGCGTTACGGCGTCAGCTTGAAGAACCTGGCGCCACATTTCGCTGGACTCACCCTCGACAGGATCACCCGCTCCACCCTTTCGGATTTCGAAACCAAACGGCGCAGCGATGGAGTCACAGCTGGGACGATCCGGCGCGATTTCGCCTGTCTATCCTCGATGCTTACATCGGCCGAAGATTGGGAATGGATCGACGAGGGCGGCAACCCTATCCCGGCTTACTTGCGTCGGAGGGCCAAGCGCGGCCTCAAAGAGGCTCCTCCCCGCACTCGCTACCTGACCGAGACCGAGGAAGCCGCCCTGCTAGCCCAGGCTAGCCCCGCTGTGCGTGATGCCATTATCCTGGCAATAGACACCGGACTGCGGTTGAGCGAGCTATTCGGGCTGCAATGGCCGCAAATCGACTTTGCGCGGGGCATCATTGCCACCACCACCAAGACCAAAAGCGGGCGGGCGCGGCACGTCCCACTGACGCAGAGAAGCCGCCTCATCCTGAATGCGATACCGCGTCGCCTGGACACGCGCTACGTCCTGGTGAATCCTGATACCGGAACCCGATATGTTCACATGAGTAAGGGCCTGGAGGCAGCAAGGCGTCGCAGTGGCACCGCCGCTGTCCGCTGGCACGACTTGCGCCGGACGGCCGGATGCCGATGGTTGCAGTGTGATGGGAAGACCATCCACGATGTTTCTGTTCTGCTGGGGCACTCGTCGGTTTCAGTGACGGAAAAGCACTATGCTTTCGTGAATGAACAGGCGCTTGCCGAGTCTCTGGGCGGCACAAAAACCGGCACAGACCACAAGGTGGCAAGATGAACCACCGCCGACCCCTACCACCAGCCAGAATTGCCCGTCTAGAAGCGGAGCGCCTTACACGGCAGGCCGAGATCGACCGACGGCGCGCCAAGTGGACACACTACATCTACTTCCTGACCTGCGAGGGATACGTCAAGATTGGCTATGCGCGCGACCCGATGCAGAGGTGGGCAGCTGCACAAGTAGGAAATCCGTTTCCGATCGCCTTAGCGGCAATCGCTCTAGGAGGCAAAAAAGAAGAACGCATTTTGCACCGCACTTTTCGTGACCTTCACCTCCGCGCAGAATGGTTCCGGCTTGCCCCGCCCCTCGATGAAATAGTCGCAAAAATTAGCGATGAAACACCGCTTGCAGCCCGCATATGGCTGGGAGAATGGTTGTTCTCACTCAAAGGATCGACGGCGCTCCTAATCGACGAGCCGCACAAAACCAGGCACATGGACACGCGGATTACGTCAGAAGAAATTGAAATTCTTTCGCCAGAACAGCATCATGGATGACGCAACCCACTTTGGGACAGGTTTCTCTGACTCCGTCAATCTA